ATGACTACAGCAACGAATCAACAGAAGTTCAAGCAATCTGTGCTGCCGTGCATACCGAGCAAATAATCGCGGCATACGCTTCATTCGTCGCATCACAGACAGAAGGAGTTTAAGCAATGACAACATTCTCTTGGGTCATACCGACCACTGAATATGACCTGCAACCATCGGAAATGGATGGAGCGATTATCGTCGCACATTGGCGCTGTAATGCAGAACAAGTAGAAGGCACTGGCGATGATGCAGTGACGCACCGCGCTTCAAACTATGGCACTTGCGGATTCACACCTGACCCCTCGTCTTCAGACTACACCAGTTTTGCAGACGTGACTGAAGCACAAGTGCTGGGGTGGTGTTACGAAAATGGCGTAGACAAAGATGCTGTTGAGGCAAATTTGCAAATTGCGATTGATAACTTGGTCAACCCGCCGACTGCATCTGGAACACCCTGGTCTTAAAAATAGGTGCCAAAAGTGACAAACGAAGAACGCAACCTGGCAATAAAAGCGCTTGAGCAAATAGCAAGGCATGAGGCTGAGTGCGGCGAGCGCTGGGGTGAGGCTCTCAATGAGCTAAAGAATCTTCGTTCAGTAGCAGACGCGCATGCGGCCCGCTGGGAAAAGCTGGCCTGGCTAGTCGTTGGTACTGTCGTGACCACTGGCGCAGGCGTCTGCGCAGCGATGCTTGCGTGATGGAGGCTATCGCCGACTACTATGGCCCGATCGTTGGCTTTATCACCCTAGTGATAGTGTTAGCAAAAATGCATGCGAACCAGGAAACGATGGCGGAAAAAATTAAAGTGCTTTTTGAGTTGTGGAACAGCCGGGACAAAAAATAAGGAAGCTTCGCCACGCTGGTGAAGTATTAAGGAGCGAGCAAAATGGAAATCAAGATCGATCAAGAAAAGATAACGTTAGGTGAGCAGGTAGTGATGAGAGCTGATCTCAGTGAAAGCAACACTAGCTACGTCAATCGGGCGGAGGCGTTATTCAAAAGCCTTTCCGATTTAGAAATGCAGCGATCAGAAATGCAAGTGCTACTGAACGCATACACCAACACGCTGACTGAAAGTCTGATGCCAAAAACTGAGGAAATTAATTAGATGATACTTGGCGAGCTGCTAGGTCCAGCAACAAAGTTGCTTGACAAGTTCATACCTGATGCTGACGAAAAGCAGCGCATCGCGTATGAGCTAAGTACGCTCGCCGAACGTCATGCACAAGAACAAGCTCTGGCGCAAATTGAATTAAACAAAGAAGACGCGAAAGGCAATTGGTTTCAATCGTCCTGGCGCCCGGCTTGCGCTTGGGTTTGTGTACTCGGTTTTGCTGTTAATTTTCTCGTATCACCAATTGCGGCAGCTTTCGATGTTGTCGTGCCACAGGCAGATACCGGCGTAATGATGCCAGTTTTGCTTGGTATGCTTGGCCTCGCTGGAGCAAGAAGTGCAGAGCGATTAAAGGGAGTGGGAAAGTGAAATACTTTCACCAAGACGAATTCAGATGCCAGCATTGCGGAAGCTTGTCTGGTATGGATTGGGCTTTCGCGAGCGAGATCGATGCGCTGAGAGAGAAGGTCGGATTCCCTTTAATACTATCGTCTGCCTATCGATGCGCAGAGCATCCAGTTGAAAAGCGAAAAGACAAACCAGGATCACATGCCACAGGTCGGGCCGTTGATATTGCAGCAACCGGCGATCAAGCATTGAAGGTGATTGCGGCAGCGCTTGAGATGGGTTTTGAGCGAGTCGGTGTTAATCAAAAGGGTTCAGGACGTTTCATTCACCTCGACAAAGCGCATGGGTTTCCAGCGCCGGCAATCTGGAGCTACTAAATGGGATTGATGGCATTAAAGATACCACCAGGCGTTCATAAAAATGGCACCGACTATCAGCAAAGCGGCGTTTGGAATGACAGTAATTTAATCCGTTGGTATGAAGGCAGCCTTCAGCCAATCGGCGGATGGCGCAAAAGAACATCGTCAGCAATGACCGGGGCATGCAGAAAGATTGTGAGCTATCGCGACAACAGCGGCGGCAGACGAACAGTTGCAGGTACGACCAGTAAGCTATACGCCATCGATGAGAGCAACGCAATTCACGATATCACGCCGGTAGGATTTACCGCAGGCGATGATAATGCAGTGCAGAATTTAGGCTGGAATGCCTTGACCTGGGGATTAAGCTCCTGGGGAACAACGCGACCAGATAGCGGTCCTTATGTCCCAGCAACGTCCTGGTCAATCGACAACTGGGGTGAGTACGCGATCGGCTGTTCAAATGCTGATGGCAAAATATATCAGTGGGCTAACAATACAGCGACAGTAGCGGCAGTGTTAAGTAATGCGCCAGTTAATAACACTGCAATTATTACTACAGACGAAAGATTTGTTTTTGCCCTGGGTGCCGGTGGTGAAGGTGATCGAGTTGAATGGTGCGATCAAGAGAACAACAACGTCTGGACAGCAACCGCCACCAACCAGGCCGGTGGTTTCACACTGACAACGGCCGGCAACATTCTGACCGCAGAACAATTGCGTGGTGAAACTTTAATTCTGACAACGACAGATGCGCATGTTGCGCGTTATTCGGGGCCACCGTTTGTTTATGGATTTCAGCGCGTAGGTACAGGGTGCGGCATCGCATCTGCGAATGCTTGCGTCAAAGCTGACGGCTTCGCGATTTGGATGGGCTCCAATGCGTTCTATGTGTATGACGGTGGCGTAAGAACAATCCCTTCAACTGTAGGCGATTTCGTTTTCAACAACATCAACGAAGGCCAAAGGTCAAAAGTCTACGGTGTATTGAACAGCAAATTTTCAGAAGTTGTTTGGTTCTATCCAAGCAACAACTCGTTAGAAAATGATTCGTATGTGACATACAACTATAAAGAAAAATTCTGGACAGTCGGATCACTGGTTAGAACAGCCGGCGCAGATGTGGGTGAGTTTATTTATCCAAATTATGTGGGTGCTGACGGATACATTTACGAGCATGAAGTTGGATTTGACTACGACAACGCAACGGTGTTTGCGGAGTCTGGCCCCGTTGAAATTGGATCGGGTGATCGAGTAGTCGTTGCCAAGAATCTAATCCCAGACGAAAAAACGCAAGGCGATGTCACGGCCATTTTTAAGACAAAGAGTTATCCGAATGCGACAGAGACAGAGCACGGTCCTTACAGTCTTAGCAATCCAACATCAGTGCGCTTTCAAGGACGCCAGCTCAGTATGCGCGTGACAGGCAATCGACAAACAGATTGGCGAGTTGGAGTGATGCGATTAGATGTTGTGCCAGGGAGCGTTAGATGATTCTTCCGGCAGCGCCAGAAAAATATTCAGATATCGATACGAACAAAATGAATTTGCAGATTGAGCAAGCTGATCAGCTTAATCACAAAAAGAATCAGGATGTTGAGGTGGGTGCAGCCAGGTTGATTTTGAAATCACCAAACGGCACTCGATACAGCATCACAGTCGATAACTCAGGCAACGTTGGAGCGACAGCCTTATGAACGCAAAGGAAGCACTAGAAGCACCTAGTACGTTAGAGGCAATGCTGCCATACAGGGTGATGCTTGAAGCGGCGCTTGAGTTTGCTGGCGGCACTCATTTATTTGAAGACATCGTTGAAGCTGTTGGCGAGGGTCGGATGCATTTTTGGCCGGCAGAAAAAAGCTGCGTGATAACGGAAGTTGTTTGTTACCCGCGAGCTCGCGCTATTCATATTTTTTTGGCGGCAGGCGATTTGATGGAAATCAAAGGTATGGACGAAACGTTTCAAGAATTTGGCCGCGCTTTAGAAGCGAAATATATAACACTGTCTGGCAGAAAAGGCTGGACCAAAGCTCTCGATGATATCGGGTACAAAGTGAGTCATGTGAGCATGTTCAAGGAGATTAAAGATGGCAACAGGTAAAGGCGGCGGCGGCGGCGGAAAGGGCGGATCGTTTGCGCCAAATCAAAGTTTTAGCCCGTTTGCGCCAACTCAAAGTTTTAGTCCGTTTACGCCGGTTGCAAGTGGCAACGGAACGGGGTATTACAATCCGCAGCAACCACTAGCGCCAACTCCGTACAACCCGATGATGGACGCATACGGGAGTCGGCAAAACGTGATGCAACCAATGTCTGGATATTACAATCAGTACCAACTGCCAGGGAGTAACTACCAGCCATACAGGCCACCTCGTCCTGCGCAGCAGTATCAACCGTTTGCGTCGTATGAGCCCCCCGTACCGCAGCCGCAGCCGCAGCCGAACAATAATTTCTTCTCGAATACGTCGAGTTACAGTCCTCTGCGCAATCAAGGCGGAAACTACAACACGTTTGGCGGTGGGTTTGGCAATAGTTATGCGAATTTCACGCCTGACTATTCTGGTCAGGAAAACTTTTATGAGCCGAGGCCGAACTATTTTGGTCGGCCTTCGCAGAACCCTTTTCAATCACAAGCACCAGCAGCAGCTCCTGCGCAAAACTATAATTACAGCACTGAGCCTGACGAAGTTTTTCAGGAACCGATTGTTAATCAATCTATAGCGCCACCACCGCAGCTAGTTCAGCCAGCACCGCAGCCCGTTCAGCCAACACTGAATCCACCACCTGATCGAATTACGTCACAAAACTTGAACGATGGAATCGCTCAAATGCAGAGGGGCGAAATAACCGTTCAAGAACTTCAGGCGATGACGCGGCAACTTCAGCAGCAATCGGCAGCGGCGGAGCCTACGCCAGAACTTGCGCCTGAACCTATGCGTGAGCCGCTAATTAATGAGCCTATTTACAGGCATGGGGGTCCGCTAAATACACCAAGTATGCCCATTCTTGACTATCAGGAGCCAACCGTGCAGCAACGTTATCAGCAGACAATTGCGGCGCGCCAACAGCCACTTTATGTGGCGCCTGAACCGCGAATACACGGTCATCAAAGGACAGCACAAATGCCGATTTTAGACTCAGCAGATCAAGTGAGCGCTCCAGCGGCGAATCCTGGCTTTGATGGCTATGATGCAAACATGTACACACCGACAATGTTCGGAGGTATCTACTTATGAGTTTTGGTAAGAGCAATCAATCAAGCAATCAGCAAATGGACCCGCAAATAAAGGGCGCATTGCTGAATGTATTCAACACAGGGTCAGCGCTATCGAGAACACCATACAACCCTTACAACGCTGCGCGTGTAGCGCCAATGAGCCCTTTTCAGCAGCAGGGAATGCAGGCAACTCTGGACGCCTCAAGAGGCGCCATAGGTCAGCAGCAAGTCAATGATGCTATTAATGCTGCGCAGGGCGTAAGCGCCTATCAGCCTGGTTCTGTCACTGCTGGTCAAGTGGGGGCAGTAAACCGTGTTGGTGACATTAATCCTAGTGGTGCTGGCGGACAGCAGCAAGTGCTATCGAGTAATGTGCCAACGTCATTTCAAGGAAGCAACGCGACGGTCGGCAACATCAATACAGGCGTCAATGCGCCAAATGTGCGAGCCGGCAATACTGGTCAAAATTTTACTAACCGAAACGTCAATGTCGGTAACATCAATACTGCGATAAATGCGGGTGATGTAGCTGCGCGAGCGGCAAACGAACAGTTTAGACAGAACAACATTAATGTGGGTAACGTAGATACAGGCATCCAGTTTAATGATGTCGCTGGCGCACAAATAAATAATCCCGGTCGCATTAGCGAGCAGCAGCAAAGAGGTCAAGCAATCGGACCACTCGACTTGCTTGGTCCTGGTGCATCAGCGAGAGACGCTCAACAAATTAGCGCCCCCAGCAACATCAATGTTGGACAAGTTAATGCTGGTGATGTGCGATCGGTTGGCCCCGTTGGTGTTGGCGCGATCAATCCTGGCACAGTTGCAGCAAACAATATTGGTAACGTTGCAGCAGTGCAAACTGGTCAAATTACGCCAAACACAGTATCCACAAATGACGTAGCAGCAGAGAGAGTTGATGCCGCACAATTTAGAGATACCAATCTAAACGATTACATGAATCAGTATCAAACTGGTGTAATCGATAGCGCGCTTGGTGACATCGAACGTGCGCGAAAAATGCAGCAAAATCAAAATGCCGCAGGTGCCATTTCAGCAGGCGCTTTTGGCGGCGATAGAGCAGCGATTGTTGAAGGTGAAACAAATAGAGCAGCACTAGAACAATCAGCTCGAACTGCTTCGGCGTTACGGGCGCAAGGCTTTGAATCGGCTGCGCGTCTAGCCGAAGCAGACCTGGCGCGAAGAAGTGATGCGGCTCGCGCCAACCAGCAGACAGGACTACAAAGCCAGTTAGCTAATCAGCAGAGCGGTTTGGCAGCTAGTCAGGCAAATGCTCAACTCGGCTTGCAAGGCCAAACAGAACAAAGCCGCCAGGGACTGCAAAGCGCACTCGCAGCACAAGAAGCCAATCGTCAATTTGCTCTCGCGAACCAGCAAAGCGGTTTGGCGTCGAGTCAAGCAAACGCAGAGCTCGGTCTGCAAGGCCAGACTGAGGCAGCGCGCCTTGGCCTACAAAGCGGATTAGCATCGCAAGACGCAAACATGCGCGCAGCACTCGCTAACCAGCAAGCAGGACTTTCTGCCAGCCAAGCAAATGCTGAATTAGGATTGCGAGGTGGTGAAGTTAACCAAGCCGCAAATCTGCAAGCAGCTTTAGCAAATCAGCAGGCCAGCATCAGCGATGCAGACAGAGCGCTCAGAGGCGGCCAGATTAATCAGGACGCATCGTTGCAGTCGCGACAGCAAAACTTGCAGCGCATGATGAGCAACCAAGATTCTGCGCGAGCATTTGCTCTCGCGAACCAGGCTCAGAACATGACAGCGCAGCAGGCTAACGCACAAAACAATTTGTCGCGACAGCAGATGAACCAGGAAGCGGGCTTGCGCGCAGCGCTGGCCAATCAGCAGGCTCAGTTGACTGCCGGTCAGGCGGCCAATCAGGGTCGTTTGCAATCTCAGGCTTTGGGTGTCGATGCCGGTCGAAGTAATCAGGCCGCAGGCATTCAGGCTCAACAACTTAGCAATGCTGCCGCACAAGCTAATCGAGATCGTGGTTTGCAAGCAGCTCTGGCTAATCAGCAAACAGCGCTGCAAGAAGGTCAAGCGGCCAACCAGGGTCAATTGCAGTCGCAGCAGTTAGGCGTCACTGCCGGCCAAGCTAACCAGGCAGCAAACATGCAGGCGCAACAGCTAGGAAGCGCGGCAGCCCAGGCTAATCAGGATCGAGCGCTGCAAGCAGCACTTGCTAATCAGGGTGCAGTCATTGACGCAGCCGGCCTGCGCAACCAGGGCTTGATGCAGACGCAGCAATTGGGCGCTAACGCTAGTCTAGCTAACCAGGCTAATCAGCTTTCAAGACAGCAGCTTGGCAGCCAGGCAGCACAGGCTAATCAAGGCGCCGCAATGCAAGCAGCGTTGGCTAATCAGGCGAATGCGCAGCGTTACGGATTTCAAAATCAGGACGCAGCAATGCAAGCTGCGCTTGCAAATCAGCAGATGGGTTTCCAGCAGAATCAGCAGGACATTAATCGTCAATTTAGTAACGTTGATGCCGGTCTGCAAGCTGCTCTCGCTAACCAAAATGCTGGCTTGCAGGGTGCTCAACAGAGACTAGCTGGCGCAAACTCTCTGGGTCAGTTGGGGCAGGATTTGCGCGGCATGTCGTTCGCAGATGCGCAGCAGATGCAGGGTGTCGGCAATCAGCAGCAGCAATTCGCACAGCAGATAATGGACGATCAATACGCTCGTTATCAGGAAGCGCAGAACTATCCATTCAGGATGTTCGACGTGCTGAGAAGTGGAGCAGGCATGCTGCCTAATCCAACGCTAAGTAACAGCGAAGGAAGATCAACGCAATTTGGACTAGGGTAAAACGAATGTTTAACATCGCAAGCTTAATGCAAAATTTAGTTGCCAAAAAGTTTCAAGACAAGCTTGGCGGCATTCAAGATGGCATGGATATGGGTGCATCATTACTCGATGATCCTTCGCAAATTGGCGGCATGATCAAAGATCGCATCATGAATAGCCCGTTGGTCGCGGCAGGCAGAATGACGCCCGAAGAGTACGAAGAGTATATGCGCAATCAGATACTCAATCAGGCGCAAGGTCCAGGCATGCCGCAGATGCCGCAGCTAACCTTTCCTGGTCAACCCATGAGCACCCCACCTTTCGCCGGCAATCAACCTAACTATTTGAATTCCGCGCAACAAAATCTGGGGGGTCCATATGGATTTTGATATTAATTCGCTCACTGACGAGCAAAAGAAATTATTGCTTGGGCAATTGCAAGGCGGCCAGATGGCGCCAGCCGGACAAACACCACAATTGCCGACCATGTACCCGCAGGAAGATAAGGGTCTTTTAGGTAACTTTTTTCAGCGCAAGGTTGTGAATCCCTTGCAAGTCTCACTGGGCATGCGAGATTCTCCGCAAGACATCTTGCGCAGACAGCAATCGATTATGAATCAGTTTGATTTTAACCAAGATATACAGCTAATGAATAGGCGTGAAGCGTTGGCTGGTATGTTGGTTAACGAATTTGGTTTGCCAGCTAATCAGGTTGAAAATTTAAGCAACGAAGCTTTAGAAGAAATCGTGCTTGGAATGCAAGGCAAAGTACAAAACGATGCTTACGGTAATCCGTACCAAGAGAATCCGTTAACGGGTGAGCGTAGTAGTCCTTATCAATTGCCGTCAGATTTACAACAATACAATCTTTCAATGTTTCAGCGAGGGAATAATTTAAATCAAGCCCAAGAAATATTGGAGTCTATGCCTCCAGGCCAGGGACCACTGCGGTTACCAGAAGGGCCAGTATCGATAGAGCAGTTTAACCGCCAGAAAGCAGAACTTAAATCTGTCCGAGAACAAAATGTTGCTAGAAGCGCAAAAATTGATGACAGCGCATTTAAAAGAATTAACGAAATCGTCGATCCAATTTATAGTGGTATGGCTAGTGTTGGGTCACAAAGAGCAAGCCTAAATCAATTAACAGCATTGCTTGATGCTGGAACGCAAACTGGTTCTGCTCAAGGTTTGTTAGCATCTGCTAGAAATTTAGGTATTGATCTTGGGTTGAATGTTAAAGACCCAACTTTTGAGTTAGTCTTTGGCGCCATATCTAACCAAATTGCGCTGCCATTAGTTAAGTCGTTAGGTTCAAACCCAACGGACACTGACTTGCAATTAATTTTAGATTCAGCGCCAGGTCTCTCTAAGACTGAAGAGGGCAACAGAATATTGATCGAAACGATTAAGTTAAAGCTGGATAGAGATGAAATAATGGCTAATCAAATAGTCCAGTTTGAGGACGCTAATCAGCAATTAATGAGAACAGACCCTCGTTCATATAGAACACGACTACAGCGAAAGGTTGTTGAAGTTCAAAACAGCGACCAGTATCTGTCAAAATCAGTATTCGAATTGAAAGCTAGAGCAGCTAAGATTCAAGGAAATACGCCCGACACAAGTTTTATCAATAAACTTTAGGAGACGAGTTAGTGCAAAACGCTCAAGAATACATTGATGACTTTTACAGACAGCTCAAAGAACGAGAGCGAGTCGGGTTTAAAACTGATTTAGGACCAAAACTTGTTAAAGCTATTGAAGATGGATCACTTGGCCCAGATCAATTAAGCGTTGCTTTGCAGGGGTCAAGCTTGAGTTCCTCTGATGAAGCGATCGGCTATCTTAGGTCGATTATGGATAGTGATGTCCCAATGCTGACAGACTCGATCAATCAAAGTTACCCTGATGCAAATTTATCGGGTAGTGATGTTGGCATTGGATTAGAGCGCAGAAGCGTTGATCAGTATAGAGAAGAAAATCCAGGAAAGGCTTTAGGGTTAGAGGCTGCTGGAGGTCTTGTGCTTGGACCTCTGGGCGCCGGGCGTACCGCTTTAACTCGCGGAGCTGAAGCTGTCGGCACTGGCTTAGTTAGTGGCCTTATGGCGGATGAGGGTAACGCGATAGATAGAGCGGACGGTGCTGCAATTGGCGGTTCTCTTGGTGGCGTTTCTCAGCTTGTGATAGACCAATTTGGTAAACGTTTAGTCAGTCCTGTTTATCGTGCGCTGTTTAACTCGTCAAAGAAAGCATCAGACCGGGAAGGCGTCAACCTGGCAAGACGGACGCTCATCGAACAAATCGAGGCTGATGGCATGTCAGTAGATGAAGCTGTCGCGTTCATCGGCCAGCAAGCAGGCAAGAAAGTGACTCTTGCAGACCTGGGCAGCAATACGCAAGCGCTGATTGATGTATTGTCAGTCATGCCAGGTCCAGGCAAAGCAACAGCCAATCGTTTTTTGCAAGAGAGGATGAAGGGCAGGAACGCTCGACTAGGCACGATCCTGCAAGACGCATTCGGACAGCGCGCTAATTTTTACAACGATTTTCAAGCGATGAAGGCTGCTCGTAAAAGCACTGCTGACAAGCTGTACGGTGCAGCAAATAAACTCGATGTACCTTTCACACCAGAACTACAAGAACTAATGAGAACGCCAGCAATGCAACAGGCGTATCAAAACGCAGTGCGGATAGCAGGCAATCAAAAAGACCCGGTTGCTATGCGGTTGCGCATTACGCCACAGGGCAGAATCGTTGACGCTGACGGTGCCCCGGTATCTGCAATTAACACGCGCTTTTTGCATTATATGAAACAGGGTCTGGATGATGTCGCATTTCCTAAAATACCCAGCCAGGGTGTTGGTGCAACAGAAGTTAACGCGGTGCGCGACCTTCGCTCTGAATTTTTAGAGATGCTCGATGATGCTAATCCAATGTACGCGAGAGCCCGCAATCATTACGCGGGTGATAGCAGTGTCATGGAGGCCATGAAAAGAGGTCGAGGGTTGCTTTCAGAGGATGGTGATGAGCTCGCCGCAGACCTGATGAGGATGGACAAAAGCGAGAAGGAAGCTTTTCGCCTGGGTGCTTTGCAGAACCTGCAAGATCAATTTAATAATAGTGTCGAGTCTGCCAACACTGCCAGAAACGTGATGAAGACAGAAACACGCAGGCGCCTCATGCGCCTGGCATTTCCAAGCGGCAAGGACGGTGATCAGGCGTTTGACGTGTTCATGGATAACCTGGGTCGCGAGAGCAACATGGCCGTCACAGAAAGAGCAGGCGCCAACAGCTTGACTGCCCAGCGATCTGAGCTGATGAGGCAATTTAGGAACCAGGCGGAAGGTGTGACGCCTCCAACCTCTGCAATCGATTTGATTATGTCGAGTCTGAGAGAAAGCAACCAGACACAAACTGATCAAAAATTGCGCGCTGCCTCTGCTGAAATAGCCAGGGTGCTGACCGAAACAGACCCAGCAATACTGCCGAAAATATTGTCAGACCTGGGTCGCGGCACAATGCTACAATCGATCCAGCGCAATGCGCCATCAATCTTGCCGCAAATCCTGCCGCTACTTGGACAAGGGTTGACCGGGCCAGGTAATGTAGGATCAATGAGTGGTCGATTCGGTGCAGAGATTGCACCGGCTAATTTAAACTCAGCGCAACAAGGTTTGATGATGCAATAGGAGGCGCCTATGTGATGAACTACACCAAGCGCATTTGAAAAGGGGTATCGAAAAGGGGGTATCAAAAAGCTAACCCCCCGTATTTAAAGGGCTGTAAGGCCCAATTCGATTCCGACCCCAGCCTCCATAACCCCCCATTTTTACTGGCCTCCCAGCCACCCCTCCTTGCAAAGCCCCTTGAAACGTAGTTATATGGCGTTTCATGGGTTTTCATGTTTTATTGTGCTGATTACCCTCAGACCGGAAACGGGGTACAAACGGGGTATATAAAGACCAGCGGGGTATCACATGAAAGGATACGGCAAAAAAGAACCTGGCCAATACAGCTACGGTGCTGGATTACGTTTACATGTCGGCAAAAAAGGTGCGTCAAGTTGGCACTTCAGAATTCGATCTAATGGGAAAGATACAACAACCATCATTGGTGCAGCGGATAGCCAGCAAAACGAACGATGGGCGCGCAGACAGATAGAATTAATGAAAAGTGGGCAGCAAGTTAGCTCGAGTACGTTGGGTCCGGCTATCATGGATTGGGCAAGCTCAAAGCTTAAAACAAAACGCTGGTCAGATCGTCATCATGAGAAAACTACTGAGCGTATTAAAAAGCACTGCGGCAAATTACTAGAGGTAAAGATTGCTGAACTCACTAGGCCAATGATTGTCTCGCAGTTAGAAACCATTGACGATATCGATTCTGCTGGCCGTGTTTACTCTTGGATCAAAGAATGCTTAGAGGTCCAGGTCGATCGAGGCGCTTTGGACTACTGCGTGTTAGGCCGCAAACCCGAAACGCTTACCCTACCTAAGTCCGCAAAGAATCGTCAAAAGTCATTTGAGGCAGACTATGCGAAAGTCGCAGAACTACTGCGCGCAATCAAACTATCTGACGCTACGAGGAGCGTTCGCCTGGCTGGTCAATTATCGATCCTGTCGGGACTTAGGTTAGGTGAGATTGTGCAGCTAAGAACTGAGTTTGTGCTTGAGGACCGGGTTATTATCCCTCGCGAATTGATGAAGGTAAAAGACCATTGGCGCAAAGATTATCAACTGCCGATTCCCGGTGAGCTGAAAGTAATTATTGATGCAGCAGTCGAATCAGCAGAGCAAGGCTGGTTGTTTTTTAATACCAGGATGGGCAGACCGATCACGCTAGAGTCGGTTGAGAAACAGTTTAGAGAGTTAAGTCAGCGACAGCATGTGCCGCATGGCAGCCGCACAAGTCTGCGGACATTTGCATTAGAACAGCTCAGAGTGCGTGAGGCTGTCGCAGAATCGTTGTTGGATCACGCGACATCAGATGGCGCCGCACAGCACTATGACGTGACCCAATTTTACGATGAGAGAGAAGAAGTGTTGCGATCCTGGTGCGATTTATTGGTCAACTTTTCTGCTGACTAACCAGCGCTCAACATCAGATAAATAGTACAGCGTGGTTTTACCAACCACCGTGTAATGAACACCTTTTTTAAAGTGACGATCTTGCCATCCCCGAATCGTGTCTGGCGTGACGCCTATATCGTTTGCGAGTTTCTCTCTACTGACAGCAATCATGACACAAAGTTCCATGCAACACTCCCAGCACAAACGATCATAGCAGCAAGAATGAATAACCATGCCTGGTCATTCGTTTGTGGATAGTTATCGCCCCATCTTCTTTTTTTCATTTTTCTTTCTCGTCAAAATTCTTAAAGCTGCGCTCGTTGCGAAAAGCATCTTCTTCATGCTTTGGGTTTTCCATTTCCATTTGGATTAGCAACTCTGCGTAATGAATAATTTTTCTTAAATCATCCAGGTTGCGGTGCTTTCGCTTCCACCGACAGGCGTACTTGACGATGCTGCTTTCCGCAGCCCCTAATCCATTCTTCTGACAGAATCGAATAGGCTCGATCGCGAACCCCTTGTAGTGACTACCTCCAACTTGCTTGCTGAAAGCTTCGCTCATATTCCTGCTCCTCTTCACTAAATTTGCCTGGACGCCATCGCGCCCTAATCCATCTGTCTGCTGGTTTGCACATTACTCGTTCTAAATCGTTGTTCTGTTTTAATCGATGACATGCCTGGCACATCGTCGTTCTTATTTTTATCCAGTTAGTGCAGCATGGACATTTCTTATAGAATTTTTTTGAATAGCTATGCGGAGAACGGGTCATCGAAATACTCGCAATCGTTTTGTTTGCGTATAAATTTCATTGGCACCTTGTCCTTAAAGATCGTGCAGTAATCGAAGACCAGGTTCGCGCAGTAGCCGCAGCTTTGTCTGGGGTGCTTGAACTC